CACTACCATCTTGCACAATATCTCTTCTTAATTGAAAGTCAGATTCTGCAAGAACTCTAACATCAAAGTTGTTAAAGTCAACAGCAACTGCGTAATCTTCATAAGCACCTTTTAACATTGGATGAGGTACGAACTTTAACATTCCTACAGGACCCATGTATTCAAGGACTCTTAATCCGCCAACAGTTTCATCGCCCATCATAGCATTAAATGCTGCACCATTACCACTACGCACCATGCTAGCAAGTTTTAGCATCCATTTATTAGAAGCAAAAACTGTTTTTTCCATTGAACCATCAATAGTATCTTGGAAAATAGACTCAACTACACTGTCAAAATCGCCAACAGCACCAGAAGAATTATTCAACTGTAAAGCTGTATTGCTTTCACCATTGTTAGTTTGAATTACACCAGTGCTACCACCGACACCTAATCCAGCAAAAGTTCTTTTTGGATTAGCAGAAGAAGCATCTAAGCTAATTGCACCATTAAAAAGCATCGCATATTCAACATTGACTTTTATTTGTGCTAGCTTTCTA